CAAAGACCTCCTCCGAGATCTCAAAGTGTTCTGCTAAGTAATACTGATAGATAATCGGGGCTTCTAAATCCTCTCCCTTCAAGTGTTCTATCAGCTCTCCTATTGTCGTGTAGTTAGCCATTTATCTCTCTCTTTCATAATTGGAGGCTAGTTCCTCCCCTCCCCACTAGAGTAGGTTAATCTAGCAGGAAAGGCAAGCACCAGAGCTAGTTTCTTTCCTTATAGCAGGGTAGGCAGACTTGGTAATCAACCTCCTCCCCTCCTGCCTGTTCTCCCACATAGCTAGTCTTGCTTGGATCATTACACCAAGCACAAAGACCTTCTCTCTCTCCCCATACTTTATCCATTACTTGCCCTCTCTTTCCCATAGTGTTATCCAATAGGCGTTGCCCTCGCCGTCTAACTCTTGCGCCTCTAACTTGATTAGCGGATTATTATAGTTAAGTAAGCTCCACCAACGCATACTGCGCCAAGTGTATCTAATGCCTAGCCACGCGCCTTCTTCCTTATAGGCGTATCCTGTCTTTATCGGTAAGCCCTCGCGCTCTATGCGTATCTTCTGCCCTAGTCTTACGCGATCTTCCACCTTAGACCAACCTTCTATTGCCTCCTTATAGGCGTTTCCACCTACTAGATTTGCCACCTTCATCTCTTGCCCTCTCTCTTATCGGTTATCTTGCTTATGATTACTAGCCCTAGATAGATTACTAGGGCATAAATTATTACTTGAACTGCTCCGTCTTGCCAGCGAAAGCTAAGCTCAAAGATATCGCTCACTTGCTCTCCTCCTCTTTCATCTCTAATCGGTTATGTGTTAGGCAATACCAGCTCCCTTTATCGTAGGGAGCCCTCTCGCATAAGATACCGCTCACGCTCTCGCCTCCTTACACCTTACCGCGTGGGCGATATTATCCATAGCCTCTCGGTAGCTTTCAGCGTATCCAAACTGCCCCACTAGATCGCTCTTATATTGTCTGAACTGGTAGCGATAGGCAAACGCTCCCTCTCCTACCTTCTCTATCTCCCACTCTTGAACTATGGAGGATAGGCATACGCAAGAGCTCAACTCTCCGCACTCTTGGCAGGTGTCTTGGTATTCGCTAGAGATATTAGGGCACTCTTCTAATGTATGCTCCACCTTACTCCCCTCTCATCATATCCATTAAGGATATGCGCTCGGCTTGATCTGCTGGTCTTTCATATTCCCAATTATCGCCCGATATTCTAGAGCAAAGAGCCTTGCGGATCGCCTTACATAGAGCGAAAGCAAAAGAGTTATGCCAATTCTCACTCTCGCAAGCCTGATACTCATAACAAGCTAGAGCGCCTAGAGCTTGACCTATGGTAGCTTGATCGGCATAAATACGCTTGAACGCTTTAGCCTCTCTATCTTCCCAGAATAAATTGGCGTCTTTAGGGTAGCGAGCCCATAGGCTCGCCATATTCTCTAGGCGTAGCTCCTCCTTGATTAGGCTAGAGGCTCTCTCCCCGTAGTAGTTGCCTCCTCTTTCAAATTGTAGATCTCCTCTAGGTGGCAGAATATCCTCGGACATATACACCCAGAGATCCTCTCTCCCCCACCCTGCCACGCTAGCTAATAAATCTAGCGTATCCTCATTAACCATAAAAGCGCTCATAATCTCGCTCTCTCTCTTTCGTTAGGTGTTGCTAGCTCCTAGTGAGCTACCACAGGAGAGAGGATAGGCTAACTCTCTCCCATAGTAAAGCACTAGAATAAGTCTTTAAGTGTGTCTTTTACCTGCTCATAAGTGAAATCTCCCGCGCCATAAGATCTCACTAGGCGCGTTAGATCCTCCTCTTCTCTAATCGTTTCTACCAATAAAGCGGGATCTACTAAGAGCTCTCCCGATAGGCATAAGATTAGATCTTTAGCGCTCATTACTTTAGTCATTAGTTAGCCTCCTCTTCTCTAGCATTAAACCCGATCCCGTATTTCTCTAGCTCTTTCCACGCGGATAGGATCCTCTTTTGTTGCGTGAGAGTAATCTCCGCGTTAATAATTTCCTCTCCTTGCTTGATTATTCTAACTAGTGTCGCTTTTGCCATACTCTTATCCTCTCTTATCGTGAGCTATCTGCTCACTAGGTTTAAGATAACATAGGTTAATCTAACCCGCAAGGGTTTATCTAATAAATCTTTAGCGCGTGTCTTATCGGATCGCGTGAGCTCTAGCCTTGAAAGTCTAAGGCTCAAGTATAGGTTTAGGGTTTAGAGCTGGAGGCAATAGGCGCGTGATCTAGTGGCGCGAGGGTAGAGAGCGCGAGAGGGTAGAGCTATCGGATCGGGTTTATTAAATAACAGGGCAGAGAATTATTAGGGAGAGAGGGGGGCGATAGGGTGCCAGAGTGGTAATAGCCCCACTTAGCCCCACTATCACCCACCTTACGCCTAGCACTATCCCACGAGAGTATTCTATTGAGCATAAGGGGCGACCCCAGATGATTAAACTGGGGGCGTGGTGGCCTATAGTCCCCAACAAAGTTTTTTTCCTAAAGTGAACCTTGATCACCACTGTCCTAGTTTGTCCGTATTTAACTGTGAGGTCTGTCACAAATAAAAGATTTTTTAACAGAAAGCGGGAAATGGGTATTTTTTCCCGCCTAATACAGTATAGGAGCAGTAAGCGGAATAGTGGTAGCTTACTGCGGGCTACGCTCACGCTACGCCCCTCTAAGGGCTGTAGCGGACTTACCCCTCACTTCGCTTGAGGCTCGCTCGGGCGCCAAGCCCGATAGCGAGGCGCAAGGCGCCTCATTTAGTTGGGTGCAATCTACCAAAATTTAGGAGCCTGCTATTTCTAATAACACTGCTGATATAGCAAAGCGGGTAATCCTTAACGCTGTAGCAGAGGGTATGACTATAGAGCAGGCTTGCGGTGAAGCTGGTAAGTCTATGAAGACTTATGAATACTACCGCAGATCCGATAAGGTCTTCGCAGATAAAGTTGATAGAACCCGTCTAGGGTTGCGCTCCAAGAACTTTGCAGCTACCGATGTCCACGACCTCGGCTTCGCCGAGTTCCGCCAGAAGTTCCTCCATCAGACTACCTTCCCCCACCAACAGAACCTGGCAGATGTTATAGAGGGAAGAGACCCTTCCTGGCACCATCCCGCTATGAAGTTTGAAAAGGGTATTGCAGATAACCGTATCCTTATCAACATCCCACCAAACCACGCCAAGTCAATTACGATTACCGTAGATTATGTAACTTGGAAGATAGTCCAAAATCCTAACTTTAGAGTCTTGATAGTATCTCAGACTCAGCAGCTTGCAGCAGACTTCCTATATGCCATCAAGCAAAGACTTACCCATCCGATGTATGAGACCCTACAGCAGGCTTATGCCGCTGGTGTCGGCTTTAACTCTAAGTCTGCTACCTGGACTACAACTAGAGTCACCTTCGGTGATGAACTGCGAGAATCATCTGAGAAGGACCCAAACCTAGAAGCTGTAGGTATTGGCGGTCAGATATACGGTAAGCGTGCCGATATGATTATTGTTGATGACGCTGTTACCTTGAAGAATGCAAATGAATTTGAAAAGCAGATTAGATGGCTTACCCAAGATGTTAGATCCCGTCTTAACCCTACTGGTAAGTTAATTGTTATCGGAACCCGCGTTGCCTCTGTAGACTTATACAAAGAACTACGCTCTCCTGATAGATACCCTGGTGGTCTGGTCCCTTGGACATATCTGGCTATGCCAGCTTTACTTGAAACCAATGAGGACCCCACCAAGTGGGTAACGCTCTGGCCTTACTCAGACCAACCCTTTGATGGGCAGAAAGACTCTGATAAGACAGATGATGGTCTCTATCCTAGATGGAACGGTAAGCATCTCTATGCAGAACGTCAAGCTATGGATGCTCAAACTTGGGCTTTAGTTTATCAGCAGCAAGATGTTTCAGATGATGCAACCTTTGACCCTGTTTGTGTAAAGGGCTCTATTGATGGAATGAGAAGGTCAGGCCGTCTCCAGATGGGAGCACCAGGCCATCCTAAAGATTTAACTGGTTTTTCTTTTGTATGTGGACTAGACCCTGCGATGGTTGGCGATACCGCCGCTATCTGCTACGGCGTAGATCGTGTAACTCATAAGCGCTACATTGTAGATGCTATCAAGATTACTAGACCAACACCTGCTCAGATTAGACAGTTGATTATTGATTGGACCAACGTCTATGCTCCCGCTGAATGGGTGGTAGAGCGTAACGCTTTCCAGTCTTTCCTAACTCAGGATGAAGGTATCCGTCAGTTCCTTGCATCTAAGGGAACAGTATTAAGAGAACATCATACTGGTAATAACAAATGGGATGCAGGCTTTGGTGTAGCTTCTATGTCTACCCTCTTTGGAACTAAGCAGCAAGATGGTAAGCACCACAGAGATAACATTATTCATCTCCCATCAGATCAAACCGAAAACATTAAGGCTCTAATAGAGCAACTAATCACCTGGTCACCTACCACTAAGGGTAAGACCGATATGGTGATGGCGTTATGGTTCTGTGAGATTAAAGCTAGAGAATGGCTTAATAACGGAATACATACCACACACCATCTAAAGAATCCATTTTTGTCTCGCTATGAACGAGGCAAGCGCTTGGTAGTAAACATAGACGAACTACTAGCAGAACAACAACGTCAATTCATATAGGGAGAAAAAATGCCATTACCAATAGGACCAGTAGTTGCAGGAGCAGTAGCAAGAGCCGCTGCTAAGAAGGCTGCCACTAAAGCAGCAAGTAAAGCAGCAAAGAAAACAGCAGCTAAAGCAACAACTAAAGCAGGAGCAAAAAAGGCAACAACTAAAGGCGGCGATATGACGCCAGCTCAATATAGAAATATAATTGCTCAGTTAGAGAGAGAAGTACGCAAGGCAACTGGCGGAAAATTTCCTAAGTACACACCAAAAAATTAACAATTATTCTAGGGAGATACAATGCCAAAAATAGGTCAATTAAGTTATTCCAGCTCTGCTAAAGGAAATAAAGCACGAGCTAGTGAAAAGAAAGCAAGCGCAAAAATTCGTGGTATGAGAGAAAATACAGGTAGCAATACTGTATTTGGTACAGGTGAAGGTGGCGGAAGAAGAGTTGATAGATACCCAAATAAACTTGTAAAAACCACTGCTAAGAAAGCAACAGCAAAAAAACTAACACAGAAGGCAAAGAAGAAGTAATGCCAAACAAGAAACCAACACTTGACGATTACTTATCTAAGAAGAAAAAAGTCCCTTCTAAGAATAAAAGATACCCAGGCGACAGCGACATTAAGACTGGCCCAAGCAAGGGTAAGCCTATTATTAAATTAAAAACAAAAAAGAAGTAAGGACAAATGCTTACAACCAAAGAGGTTATTGCTAAGGTAGCACGGCTACAGACTAAGTACTCA